AAGTCATACACCATCTAAAGGAGATATATCTGATCATCTAATGATTGACTAATTATCTACCTATCTGAATCAGCGGGGTGTCCGGTAACCGGACAAAAAGTTCCAAACTAAATCACAAAGTTCCAAGTGAATCAAGGGCCCTCTATTCAAGTAATTAGTTGACTCACGAGCCAAAAAAAAGCCCCTAGTTGAACTTAATCAACTAAGGGCTATTTCTTAAGCTATCAACCAACTATTTCGCTGAGCTATTCCTCTCGCTCGTGAATCACTTCCACTTTGTGGATGCAGCACCATTGGCTGGTAGGCTTACACTCGATTGCATTAGCCACTAAGTTTCGAGCGTTTAAGGCCCCATCTTCGTGGTCTTTACCTTCCACTAAGACTTCCACGGAGACGATGACGTTGTAGTATTTGGCCACTAGATCACCTCCTTTCTAAGTGGTGAGTTATGAGCTATGAGCCTCACTCTCTCACTCACTCACACACACACACTCTCACTCTCTCACGGAACGCTCGCCGGCGTTCCTGTGTCAGAGTGTCAGTTATGAACTGTTTCTAATTATTTTTTTTATCTTATAAATGAACAAACACACGAGTTTTAAGTAAATAACTCGCGAACGCTCAAAGCCTTGATAGTGTGAGAGTGAGAGAGTGTGTGTGTATGTGTGTGTGTGTCAATCAACCCCTTAATGAGAGCCCTAATTTCCTCGAGTTAATAATCAGTCGATGAGAGAATGATAATGCTAGCTGATGAGCCCCAACTCGCGCGCCTTGGTGATCAGTTCGGCCTGTTTCTCCGGGCTCAAACCCTTGAAAGTCTTGAGCTGCTCAGTGACCTCAGCACCACTGCGGATTTGCGCCTGGACCTCGATCACTTTGGACTTCCAGTAGCCCTTCAGAACTCCCGCTTCGCCGCCTTCGATAGAGACCGCTTCCGCCAAAGTATTCGGCTTGTCAATCTCACGCGAGCCGACCAGCACCTTTTTTCCGCCTTCGTTAGTCATTGCAGTTACGGTAAATTTTTCCATCTTTTTTGGCCCTCCTTGGCCGATTTGAGAAAATTTAGGAGGAAAAAAGGGCCCTCATTAGGAGGTTGATTTTACGGGATGGGTTCCGTACATTCCCAGGTTTAGTGGGCCGTGTCCTACTCCCCGCGGGTCTTACCCATACTCATACTATGGGTTGAGTTCCGCTTTGGGGACGCTTTCCCGTAGCACGCCGACTCTTAAGATATTGTCGTCGTACAAAACACATATAAAGCAACCAACATGCCAAGTTTTTTGACATGACCTGACGTGTTTTGTGTGGAGTTGTCATGGTTTGTCATACCTACGAAATTGACAAAAGTGACAAGGGGTGGCAAAGTGCGTGCGTTGCTGGCAAAATGCGTGCAACTGCCAAAAAGTACCATACCCCACCCTGGGGGGTTGGCACAAGTTTTGCGGGGAGGGGCGGAGGGGGACCCTTTCCTAAATTTTTCTTAGAAAAACGACTATAGGCTAAATAGCCCATAATCGCCTCTCAAATAGGCTATTGACACCCAGACTGGATTCTGATAAGATGGCTTCGCCAAATGGAAAAATTAGACGATCAATCATCCCTCTCTCTAGGAGAAAAAGATGTAGAGATTCATCATATTGGCCGTCCGGTAACCGGACAAATCGACGAGTTGGTCTTAGGCTTACCACCAGCCGGCCCCACCGCCACCCAAGAAAAAGAAGCAGCAGATCAATGGAAAAAGTGGGAGCCTCAGCGCCTCAATTCTCGCCATCGTGAGATCATGCGGCGAATCTTAGAAGGCTCCAATGAAACTCAGATCGCTGAACAAATGGGCTTGAGTAGAGTTGCTGTCTGTCTAGTCGTTACTTCTCCCCTCTTTCGTGCTGAACTCGAGAAGATGGAAGCTGAGCGAGATGATGCAGTAATCTCTCGCGCTGAAGCCTTGAGCAATGAAGCTCTCGACACCCTCAAAAATCAGATGCGGTCTGCCAAATCTGAATCTATTCGCAACCGCGCCGCTAACGACATTCTAGATAGAGCCGGTTATTCTAAAGTCGAAAAGCGATTAGTCGGAATCGTCAACGCTGAAGATGTGATTAGAGAGTTGAATCGAAATAGACGAGAAGCCTTCCAATCTAAGATAGCCTCTAATCAATCTAATCAATCTCAATCCACTGATCCCCTTAGAGGAGCTAAAGATGTCACTAGCTGACATGCTCGGCCAAGATTTACCTCCTCACAAGCCCCCTAAGGATTGGAAGGATTGGTCTGATAGAGACTCTAATTCAGGCCCCCGAATCATCTCTAATGGCCAGGCTGAGCCAGTTTCTTCTCTCGTCTCTGAATCACAGGAACAACTCACTCTCGCCCAGCAAGTGGCTAAAAACATGGCCACTTATTTCTACAACCCCTGGGCGATGGTTGAAGATCAAATCATTTACACTCTCGATTCTACTGATCTCCTCAATCCGGTTAAAGCATTTCCTAATCATCCTTGGTTGCAGCGTATGAGCGAAGATTGGATGAGAGAACCCCTCTACTCTTGTTTCAAATCTCGTCGAATGACTATCACTTGGCTCTTCGTCTTCCTCCACCTCTGGCTAGCCATGTTTCGTGAGGGAGCTAGCGTCTTCTTCGTCTCTGACAAGGAGGAAAAATCTGATGAGTTGGTTAAGCGTGCTGAGTTCATCTACAATAATATCCCCCCTGATAAGATGCTTAAGCCGGCTTGTAAGTCATCTTATTGTTACCTCGAATTTCCAGGACTTAATTCTTATATTCAAGGAGTCCCTCAAGGCGCGGATCAGCTCCGGCAATACACTGCCACCGCCATCCTCAACGACGAATTCGCCTTCTGGTCCAAAGCAAGAGAAACCTTCATGGCCTCAAAACCAACAATAGATGGCGGGGGAAAGGTCACTCTAATTTCCTCCCCGCAGGAAGGATTTTTCAAAGAATTATGTTTCGACTTAATTCGCTAATCACAGCTGGAATCTTATCTCTCCTCTTAGGATTAGGCCTAGCTGAAGCAGCTGACACTGACGCTACCATCCTCCTCAAATGGGAAGATAAATCCTCTAATGAAGAAGGATTTAATGTCTACAAAAAGAATCCAGATGGCTCTAGAACTAAAATAGCTGATACTGCTGCCAACATTGCTACTTACACTCACAAGTTCGTCGCTCCTGAAGGTTCTGAGCATTGCTATGAAGTCACAGCTTGGAATTTCAAGACTACCGAGAAAAAAGAATCTCAAGAATCTAATCCCACTAACACTGCTTGCGCTACTGTCCCATTCTTGCAAATTCCTACTCCAGATGCTCCAGCGGGATTAGTAATAAGTGTCTCTGTCTCTGTAACTGTCTCTACATTACCCCCTCCAGGTGGAGTGGTAGCGACTCCGACTCCCTAATTCATGACTGAAATTGATGCTCAGCGTTGGCTCCTTCTAGCAGTGTTGATCATCTTATTGATTCTAATACTGTCTGACCAAGAATGAAAATCACCGCTCTCGATCTCCCTCAAAACGCTGAAGATCCTCTCCTCCCCATAAAGGAGGAATTACCTGAGGGACCAGAAATTATAGATGTAATGCAAGGTCTGAAGGTCTGGAGAAATCCAGTCAACAGATTCTTCATCTGCAGATTGCATTGCTCTGCTGATCCTAATAAACGCTCTAAGGAATGGCGAGAGAAAACTAAAGCTGGAATGGATGCCGCCACTTTCGCCAGAGAATATGATCTAGTTTGGGAAGCCTTAGAAGGAAAACCAGTCTATGTGGAGAATTGGAGTAGTGAGTTTCACATCTCTCGAACTAGCCTTGGTTGGAACCCTCGCTATACTGTATGTAGAGGTTGGGATTTTGGACTTTATCCCGCTTGTGTCTTCGCTCAGTTATTCCCTTACTCTCGTCTTATCATTCTACGGGAAGCTGTAGGGATAGACATAGACACTGAAAGATTCATCTATGAAGTTCATAGGCTCAGTAATGAGTGGTTCCCTGGCGGCCGGTTTATTGAGTTCATTGATCCCACTGGAAAAAACCGCGCTGGAACTGACGGTAGAGCTTACACCCAACTACTTGCCAAAGCTCCGCTTCGCGCTAGAAGGATTATCCCTGGTGAGAACAGTCCGGTTAAGAGACGCGGGACAGTCATAGATTTTCTAAAAGAGAATGTTAAAGGCCTACCTTGTCTATTAGTAGATCCGTCTTGCGAATACTTAATCAAGGGATTTAATGGTGGCTATCTCTTCGCTTACAACCAAGGAACTCTCAAACCTAAACCCGAAAAGAATATCTTTTCTCATATCCATGACGCGCTCCAATACTTGTGCTCTAAAATCAGATTGGTAGATTTGAAAATTCGAGATCAAGAAATTCGACCCTCAGAGCCTAGATTTGGCCAGGGAAAAGCACCGCCTCCTCATGTTGAGATGACTCCTCATGTTGAGATGAACCACTCTCCCCCTCTCAATCCTTACAGAACTGAAATGGGAAAGGGTAAGGAGTCTACATGGGACGTCCTTGGGCGCTGAAAAAAGCTTGGCTAGAAGGTAAGTTAACTAGATTCGGGGTTCCACCTGAGCCTATAACTACTGCTCCAGCTGTTAAAACTGAAAAGCAGCAAATAACTGCAGCTAAGGACCTGTGGAATGAGATTGAGCAGAAACGATCTCGATTGAAAGAAATAGAATTAGACGCTGAGCTGCGATGGAGAGATCTAGATCGCAAACTAACTGAGTTAGAAAAAGTCAAGCCGATTAGTAAAGTAGCAGCTATGAGAAGAGACCTGATCAAAAAGATAGCCGAGTGGGAACATCTAACTCAAACCCTGGCTCCTCTAGAATAAGTCTAGAATAGGAAACCTATTTAATGGCCACTGCTAAGCTTTACGATCACTTTGGGAATGAGGTCAAAGCGGAATTTAGACCTCAGGATGGAGCTGTTTTAGGTTGGATGAATGGAGATGCTCCACCTCCACACTATAATCCCTTAGATCGCAGCATTGATCCTCTAAGTGAGGAAGCTCTAAAACCTTTCTTCTCAGCCATGTATCAATCTGCTGACTCTCATCGTCAGCCACGCAAAGACATCTGGGATACGTGCTGGGCCCTCTACAATAATGAGTATGATTGGAGTAACAAGTCATGGTGGCAGCATCGCGCTCCCATCCCCAAAGTGCGTGCCAGTGTAGACCGAGCGACTGCGCTCTTCAGAAAAACATTGCTGCGTATGTATCCTTTCTACGGAGTACAGGCAGAATCAAGACTAGGAAGGACCAAAGGCCGCTACACGATGCTCTTGTGCGATTACTGGTTCGATCAGATCTCTGTAATCGACGAGCTAGTCAAGAGTTTCAAAGTTGGCTTAATCACATCTGTTAGTGGGGTGAAGATTTGGTTTGAAAGAGTTAAGGATTTCAAGCCTGAACCACGAATCTCGGAGTATGATGAACCCACTTTTGAGTTTGGAGTTCAGACTGGCAGCTATAAGCGGTACAAAACCGAAGTAGAAATGAAGCCTTTCTACAAAGGTAAATTAGCTATTAGTGCCTTAAATCCAGCTAATCTCTGGATTGTTCCTGGAACGAGAAATAGGTGCATCATTGAGAGGGATGTGGCGACTCTCTCCGAATTAGAATCATTAGCTGAGGAGGGAATTTATGATAAAGAGGCAGTCAAAAGACTCCGAGAATCGCGCTACGGTTCCGGTGAGACTCTCATCGAAGACACAAATCCTACGATCCATAGGACAGAATCGCGCCCAGATGCCAATAAATATCTCCAAAATATTGATCTATACCACTACTGGGGAGATATTTGGGACACCGAAGCGAACTTAGTAGCGTGCGAGCACAGCTTCACCTTTGCCGGCCAGGGAGAAGTCTTAATCCGAAAGGCTAGGCCTAATCCCTTCTACCACAAACTACCTCCTTACATCGTTGGGACGCCTTATATAGTTCCATTCTCTACCTACAATCGTGGAATGGTAGAAGATGTAGCTGAAATAGCTAAATCCATTACTGAGATGGCCAACCTTATAGCTGATGGCGCTCTCTACGATGCTATGAAAGCCTTCGCCATAGATATAGCTCAAATGGATGATCCTTCTGAAGCGCGTCAAGGAGTTTATCCTGGGAAGGCCTTCGTCTTCAACTCTAACAATGCTTCTAGTCCAAATCAAAAACTAGTTCAGACGATAGATGTAGGGCATGTTCCTGCTGAATCTATGAACATGATTGGTCTGTTTGAGAAATACCTCCAAGAAGGGAGCTATGTAAATGAGTGGGTCTCAGGAATGGGAGGCAAAGGCGGAGGAGCAACCCTGGGAGAAGTTAATATCAAAACACAGAGCGCGTTGGAGGGCCTCGATGAGTCAGCAAGAAATCTCGAAGTTACTCTCATCGAACCTGTTATCGCAATGTCAGCCAAGGTCATCTACCAATTCCAAGAAAACTACATGTTGGCTAGACTTGTGGACAACTACCCACAACTGTCAGCTCTCCTCCAAAACATGACTCCTGCTGAACGCTACTCTACCATGATTGGAGATTTTACCTTCAAGGTTAGAGGGCTGAGCATGATGATAGATAGAGGGCAGAAGCTAGGAGAGTTGAAAGAGATTTTACAGCTCCTATCCTACTTGCCTGGATTTGTGGAAAGATTGAATCCAGACGCAGCGTTGGAAGAGATCCTAATGCCTATTGGCTGGGATCCTAGGAGGTTGCTGCTAGGAGGTGGCGGAGATGCCGGTGTGATGCTCCCCACAGTTGGCCAGAATCCTGCTCTGAATCCGCCACCTCCCCCCATGTTAGCTCCAGGAGCTCAATCTCAGTCAGCGCCTCCCAGTAGTAGAATGTCTCCTGGCCAGCCAGCCATGCAGAGAAGGAATGCAGATCAAGGTGCAGCTAGAGGCGGGGCAGTGAATAATCCAATGGCTCGTGGAGGATTGCCTCCTCAGATGCAGCAACTCGCCGCTAGAATTCAGCAGGCCATGATGGCTAGAAGGTGAGGTAGAGATAGAGTCATGATTAAGAAACAAGGTTCTAAGTATGTGGTGAAGTCTGAATCAGGTAGGAATTTGAGTAAGCCTATGTCTAAATCTGCTGCTAAGAAACGACTGCAACAAGTCGAGTATTTCAAGCACAGAAAAAAGAGGTGAGAAATGAGTAAAGACAAAGCGGCACAACTTGAGATTCGCAGGAAAGAATTCCACACTAAGGCTGAGCTGAAACAGCTAATCAACTGGATGAAGAGAGTTACCATCCAACTCGAGAATCAGCAAAACTGTTGGTTGGTTAAGCAGAAGCAATTCGCACCGATTTTTAGGTTCAGCCTAATGAAATAAGAAAGGCCTAATGAAATAAGAAAGGAGGTGAAACTCTAACTTATGCCTAAAGTCAGCAAAAGCGGCAAACCTGTAGGCTATTCTAAGAAGATGATGGGCGGGATGAAGATGACCAAGAAAGCCAAGGGGATGCTTAAAGATGGCTACAAGAAAGGGAAGTAGCGCAGAATGGAAAAGCCTAAGAAACTCAGTGAGCAGATCAATCAAGTTGATGGGTTATATCGAGAAGCAGCGAAAGGTGAGAAAGCGAAAGCTATTCTCGAAATTCTCGATCCGATTCTAGAAGCTAGATTGGGAGTTTTGCTAGATGGGTTTCGTCAAGCTCCTCCAGAAATAGGAGCCATGCTCGATTTCAGAGCGCAAATCTGTGAGGTGTGGAGGATGAGGCAGCAACTGTCGGTGGCAGTTAAAGTAGGTAAGTCAGCAGAACAGACACTTGAAGGATTAGTTCAAGCTGCACTTGAGAGAGGGTCTTTAGATAATCCTTCGTCCGGTAACCGGACAGATCATCATTAGGAGGATTTAGTTATGCCAAACCCTGGGACAACTCCACAAGGTTCGGAGCCTCAGAACGACGGAACCGATAACCAGAATCAGCAAGGATCTGAGAGTGGTAGCTCTCAGCCCAAGCGCAAGATTGCCGGCAAGTTTGACACGATAGAACAAGCAGTAGAAGAAGGGTACGTGGGCCTAGAACGCGGATTCCACCAGCTATCTGAGAACGTGGGTCGTATGACTCGCCTTCTCGAATCAGCTTTTGAGGAAGGTTCTAACAATCCTCCTCGTGGTGGAGGGGGCGTACCAGTAGGTCGTGGCGCGCCAGGAGGTTATGATCCCTACGGGCGTTATCAACCTCAATCAGAAGACGATATTGACCCTAAAGAGTTCATCCTCAATCCAGGTCAAGTCCTGAAAGCTCGGGAAGAACGTCTTCTGCAGATGGTGGGACGAGTTGTCTCTACAGCCGTCTCCAACGCTCAGGTAGTGAATGATTTCAAAGCGCAGAACCCCGACTTGGTAAAGCACGAACGATTAGTTCAAGCGTTCATGGCTCAGACTGATCAGCGGAAACCCCTCGCAGATCGTCTAGCTGATGCGGCCACTTCTACTCGCACCTATCTAGCTCAACTTCGTGCCGAGGCAACTGGCTCTTCTGGGAGGCCTCCAGCTGGTTCAGAATATGTTGAGCCCCACCGAGGTGGAACGGGAGATGCTCCTGTAGGGACACCACAACCTACTGGGATGCCTGGTCAATCTATCAGCGAGGACGAGAAAGAACTCTACGATTACATCGCTGAGCGGAACGCCCTCTACTCTTCTCACTTCGGAGGAGGTTCCAAAACCTAAAACAGGAGTTAGGAGTAAATAGATGGCAGGTCAAAGTTGGACCTTAGCTGCGGACGGCGGACACTTCGCCAATCCCAGGCTGTCTAGTAAACTACGGTATCATAATACTCCGCAGTATATTTTCCGTCAGTTCACTCGGCCTGAGCCCGGCTACGGTAAGAATCGTGGCGAGACCATAGACTTCGACAAAGTAACTATGGCCGCTACTGAAGGTGGGGAGATTGGTGAATTCCAAGACATCCCTGAAACAAAGTTCAGCATCCGGAAGGATAGTCTCTCTGTTACTGAATACGGAAATTCTATTCCTTGGACTGGCAAGCTGGAAACTCTCAGCGAGTTTAATCCCTCTCAGCCAGTTCAGAAGGTGATCCTTAACGACCAGAAGCGTGTCTTAGATGGTTTGGTAGCCACCGAGCTGAAAACCACTGACATTAACTATATCGCTACTGGCGCTGCTACTCAATCCTGGGATGTAGATGGAACTCCTTCTACCACGGCCACTACTCAGTTCAACATGTTCCACTTAAAAGAGATGGTGGACGCAGCTAAAACTGGATTGTTTGGCGCTGGCAACCAGGCTAATATCATGCCTCCTTTCCCAGATGGGAACTACGTTTTGGTCCTTTCTGTGAAAGCGGCTCGAGGATTGTTTGACGATCCTGAATATCAGGAGTTCGCCAAATACACTTATCCTCGCAAACTCTTCAATGGTGAGATCAACGAAATCACCTACAACTGTCGTATTGTTAGATGCAATAACTCTTCCGCCTTGGCTGAAGATGCCGGCTCTAACGATATTGGTGAGGCGATGCTTCTCGGAGATGATTCGGTCATTGAAGGAGTAGCGTTGAAAGAAGAACTTCGCTACAAACTCGCCGTGAAGTATGGTCGTGACAAAGGTCTCGCTTGGTACGCTGTTCTAGGGTTCAAGAAACCTTGGGACTATACTAACGACGACGAAGAGCACGTTATCCACTTTACTTCTGCTTAATAGCTGAGTGAAGAGAAAGGAGAAAATGAAACCATGAGTTTTGGTGATAATCATTTCTTTATCCCTAATCCTTTAACCACGGCTGCTAACTCAGTCCCTGAGCAAGGCACCACGAGTGGTACTGGAAAGGTAGAATACTATGCACCTTGTGATCTGGACGTTGAAGAGTTCGGATTGCTGGTCGCTGTAACTCTAGGCAATACCATTACTAATGCCACTGGCTGGGTTCTAGCTAAAGTAGACGCAGCTGGAACCGAGACTGTCTTGGAGCGTTTGGTGATTGCTAATAACGAGGACGGCCTATTTGCTGGAGATGGAACGGCTAGGGGTGGAAGCACTGAAGCGGCCACCACTTTTGCCTTTCCTGCAGGTTCTATAATCATGAAGAAGATGAGCGGCAATCACGCTATCAAAGCTGGCGAGATGATCCGTATGAGAGGATCTACCACGGTAGGCTCAGCCACTGGTAATCTAGTTCCTTTCGTGATTTGTAGGGCAGCTGGCAAGGGGTTCAAAGGAACTAACGTCTACAACGAAGGAGTCCTTACTAGAAACACATAATCTAGGGGGGTGATCCTAAATCTGGATTGAGAGAAGAGATAAGGAGTTACTAATTATCTCTTTTCTCGATTCTCTTCGAGGAGGAAGAGAATGTCTTTACCAAGTCAACCTTTAAACAATAAAGGAGAAATTGAAGTTCCAGTGGTTTGTGCTACTCGAGATTTTCAAGGTGCAGTAGCTGAAACGATAGTCACTTTATGGAATACTCTGTGGAGTATGGGCAGATCACCAGTTTATGTGCAGTTTCAATCTCATGGCTATGCATTCGTGAGGGCTGGTGTTTTTGCTAACATGAAGAATCAATGGCAGAAAGATGTGGTTAGAGGATTCATGATAGATGATGATATCCTCCTTAAAGCCACTATGCAAAAACATCTAGAAGTGGCTATCAAAACTGCTGATAATTTCGGCTGGAATTTTGTCTCTCCTTATCGTACCAGAGATGGGTACTGTGCTATCGCTAAAGAGAATGGAGATTTGATGACTGTAGATGAGATAAGAAATTTCCAACCTTTCGATAGAGTTCCTAATGGAGGGTTGGGATTTTACTATGGTGATCTGCCTCTCAGTTATCGTTTCCATGAAGATGGAGTCTTTGGAGGAGAAGATTTAAATTTCTTCTACGAGAATCCGCAACTAGATGTGAGAATAGTCGACTTGGGGCTGAAGCATCTTAAAGTTTGTGACTTAGATCTTCAAACCCCTATCCCTTACCAAAAGCGTCCTTTGGTAGTTAAACCTATAGAGTTAAAACAACCTCAAGGACTTGATCCTGATGTTCATCCTAGGATCAGAGAATAGTTAATTTTTAGTAATCCTTGCCACCCAGCAGGGCACTTACAAGGAGAAGAATATGCCAATCGTTGCTGAAGTTGGAATCTTCGGAGCGCGATTTAGAAATGAGAATCGTGCTTCCTTCAATCCTCGTTGGAATACTCATGACGAGGGCAAGCCTATCCACTTGAACCGTGCTAACTACTCACGCACTACCGGATCATGTATCGGAGTGCAAATCGGCCCTAACCAAACTGTCGCTAATAGTAACGATATTATCGGAGCTGAAATCAGAGCTCGATCTGCTGCGGTTGCGACAGGCGCTCTAATTGCCGTGAAGGGTGAACCTAATGCGGCTAATGGGACAGGCACTGTAGGGGCGTTGCGATCCTTCGAGGCTAATATCACTGCTAAAGGTACTCGTACAGTCACTAACGATATTTCTGCACTGCGAGCCTTTCTAGATGTGGACTCGGAAGTTACTGTAACCGGACGAAAATCAGTCATCTTGGTGGCTCAACCTAACGTGTCTGGTTGGGACTACCTCTTAGAACTAGGGGCGTCCCCTGGATTCTTGAGTGGAGATGATACATTAGACACTCCGAAAGAGACAATCAAGATCAGGATTAATGGCGCTGATCGCTTCATTCAGCTTTACAGCACCTAGGCCTGGGATGGATATTACAAAGGAAGTCCTGCTGAAGGAGAAAGCTTTTCTGCACCAACAGATAGCTGACCTTCAGCAGGACTTGTTGGCAAAGGATGGGGCCTTACAGATGGTTGAGGGGTTGTTGAGGTATTTGGAAAAGGAGGAACCGGATGGCAGCTATAGCAAAAACGAGTGAATTTCGTGAGAGGCATCTACTAGTCATCGTCGCTACAGTCAGTGGTGAAAACAATTCAGTGCTAGAGATTCCCATGAAGGAACAAATCTCCGCTATGTCCCTTCAAGCTGTCGGCACTTTTGGTGGCTCAGCTCAAATTGATTTGAAAGCAGGCAATGATGGAACTGACGCAAAGCGAGCGGCCCTTCCTACTGCAGCTTCTCTCACTGCTGAAGGAATCAAATCAGTCGCAGTAGCAGATTTAGGTTACCGGTATTACTATCTTGAATTGAGTAGTGCTCATGCTTCCACTGATTTAACCTTAACTCTGGTAGCTAGGTTAAGGAGGTAGGTTGTGGCAGTTAAAATACTGGTAGTCTGTGATGCTGGTAATGGTGCCACTCATCTCTGGCAAGAAAATGCAGATGATGAGGCTGACGCCAAGACTAAAATTGCTAAGTGGGCGACTGAAGGACTTTACCACCACAATAATGTAGGTAAATGTTTCCATCCTGGATCAGCCATAGCCTGCATGACTATTATCACTTAAGTTATTCTGTCCCTTAAGTTATTCTGTCCGGTTACCGGACAATGGAGGGTTATCTTGCAAAATGCGGCTAGGGCTTATCCTCTTCTACTTATTTTCGCTCTTTTTGGATTTTCTGGTTGTTCTACGTTTAGCTGGGGTGATCTCGAAGCTGACGGTGCTCAAGCTAGTGCATTTTGTACTAAGGGTGGCCCTGGCGGTACGTCGGGACTAGGTCCAGGGGGTGTAGTGGTTCGTGCAAAGGTTAATCCAGGATTTATAGGCTACCTCTATATCACTGAAAGGTGCGAGATAAAAATTATCGCTTTACATAGCGCACAAGGAGAACGCGACCTTGGAGGAACAAGATATCAAATTAAGCCTCGCGCTGATCGCTCAGAAATTAGACTACCATAACGTCTTACTGCTTGAGCATATACGCAAGGATGAGCTCTTCCAATCTCAGCTCCAAGAGGCTCTAGATGGATGCGACCAGTATCCAGGTGTCAGAGGCAGATTAGATAGATTAGAGCAGGCTGAAAAAACTAGGCTCAAACATTTCTACATCATCTATACTGCTTTGATTGGCTCAGTATTGAGTTGGTTTGGAGTCCATAAATGAACTTCTCTGAAATTAAAGACTATATTCGAGAACATTTCGGAAGAGTAGGGATTCCCACCTCCTTCTTAACTCTAGCTCTCGAACTAGGGCGCAAGGAGATTGAGAATCACTCCAACTTCTGGTGGATGGAAGATTCAGTGGATTTCAACCTTACTGCTGCTGACAATTCCTATCCTCTCACTTCTGGAACTATCAACGAATCTAACTTCAAAGACCTGAGAGCTCTGTATTGGAGAATCTCTACTGATAACTTCTGGACGCCTATTCCTGTGGGGCCGATGGCTAAGGAAGATTTAGATTTGGAGTATGACACGGATGAAGATGGCGAGCCAGAACAAGCTGTAATTTTCAATGACACTCTTTACATCTACCCCATTCCTGACTCTGCTGCCACCTACTCCTTGCGAATGTATTTCTACCAATACACTAGCTACCCTGCTCAAACTAGCAGTGATGATCTAATCAAGGGTTTTCCGATGGCAGTAATTTATTCGGCCCTTGCTCAGGGCTACGAGACTGAGCTGAAAGATCTTCAATCGGCTGCCTACTGGCGCAAGCTGTTAAAAGACACTATCCCTATGATTAAAAAAGAGCACCTCAAGCGTAGCTGGATGGACAAAATCATCTTAGAACCTCGAACTGGTCCGTTCCGCCCTGGGAGTAGAATGCGCTTAGACAATGTTCAAATCTATAAGAGGTAATAGCTCATGGCAGATGATGTCATCTACAAGACTCCTGGTGAAGTAGTAGAATATGTCAAAGA